AAGGAGATCCAGCTCTTACAGAAGTCTGTAGTTTAGTTGATAGTCAGCCCTTTCCCGTAAACATGGCTGTTGCGGAGAAGAAGGGTAAGGTTTTCGCAAATCCTGAATTGGTTGTTGTGGATACTAATAATTCTCACCTTAACGCAGCACATTGTGTAAGCAATCCAGCTGCTGTTATGAGGCGATTTTTGTTTATCCGACCTACTGTCATTCCAAAATTTGCTACCGAAGATGGTCGCATCAATACAGCAATTGTTGACAAGGATACGTTTTATAATAAGTGGACGTTTGATGTTTATCTACGTACGCCGCTTAATAATGTGCAGTATGTTGACAAAATGTTGTTGACGCGAGCTTCTGTCAATGATCTGGAAGCGTTCTTGTTGCAAGACATTACTAGACACTTTTCAGAAGATGCTGCCAAGAGTACTAATTATGTTCCCAATGATAAGAGATTCAAGTCAAAGATTCATGCCTTGTCCAAGTTTCAGAAATTGGAGGAAAGGAAAGTGGTACGTAAATGGTCTGATGATACTTCGGGAGATGATACTGATTATGATAGTGATTCATTGAATTTCTCAAGCTCATCTGATGATCCTGATGATGATTTTCCCCTTGAAGAAAGAAGTTGGCGAGAGCCGCAATGTACGGAAGATGATATCAAAGAGGATAAATCTGAAAATGATTCTGATGAGATTGACACAGCCCCTCTGTTACGAGATAGATTACCTCATGAAGATGATGCTAAGTACAATGCTTCTAGTGGTGACTCGGATCCTATATTGGGTGATATCATTGATTCCATTCTAGGCATTCGTGTGCAACATAGAGCTGAAGATCCCGCACATGCTTTTATTAATAGTAAGGTGAAGACTGAGGCATTCTATCCTGATGTTGCCAAAAGCATTTTCAAAGAAGTAAAACATTATGGTGAAGTATCACGACGATGTATTGCTTATGGTGGACGCACATGTGCCCATGGCTTTAACTTAGGAATCTCAACTTTTAAGAGTTTTAGTGTCATTGCTGGAGCTATGTTGATGACTGGAGCAGCTCTATCGAGACTTAAACAGACTTACGTTATGTTTTGTCAGTTTTTGATGGCGCTGAGTGTGTTGATGGCATTCGCTTTTCGCAGTCCAGTTTTGTTGTTTCTTACTATGTTCTTCCTATTGATCTCTTATATTGATATCGGCCCCCTGACTTATTATTGGAGAAGCCGAACAATGCAAGCGATAATTCATTCTGAAACAGAAGATTGGAAAAATAAGTTTGAGACATTTAAAACATGGTGTATTAGTGATCCAGCTGCCTTAGCGATTGGTGTCGCACATATAGCTGCTGCGGTCATAGTTGTTAAACAAATCCTTACTTTGGTGCAGGATGATGTTGCGACAGAAGGTCAAACCACGTCCCAAGTTAGTACTGAATTTCCTAAAGAAACTGAAGAGACGAAAAGAACTAATACATGGGAAGAGCGTGTTGGTACTGGATCTCCTGTTTATAGAGTAGTCAACAAGCATAATGCAATGTCTTGGACTACCGTAAATTTGGCTCAAATGGACTCAGCTCACTCTGGAAAGGTTTCTGAACTTTACTCTGCTATTTCCAACAACATACGCAAATTTGAGGTTGCACTTCCTAATGGCAATCACTCACGCTCATATGCTTTTGGAATTTGTTCTAATTATTTCATTGTCCCGAAACATGCGTTTGGGACTCATGATATTGTTGGAATGAAGTTCAGACTAGCAACTAGTGTTGACCCTAGCCCTTCAGCTTATATGACTGGTATAGTCTGCAGTCTCAATCATCAGTTACTTGGTGCAGATCATGTTGTTTTATATGTTTTACAGACTTTAAGTAAAGACGTGAGATCACATTTTGCTAGTGACATTTTGAGATTAAAGAATGCGGATGCTCAAGTATCAAATTCATGTGTACGTGCAACTTATATTGGAAAGCTTGAATGTGACGACGAGAATTTTGGTCGAGTCAAGTACACTAATACCATACGTTACTCATGGGATGATCATAAGGTCGGCCAATGTGGATTACCGGTAGTTTGGACTACTGCAAAAGGCAAGTGTGCTATTGCAGGAGTTCATATTGCTGGTCACTACAATAGTAATGTTGCTTACGCTGTTTTGTTCACGCGACGAGAATTAGATGAGTGTTTGGGCAAATTTGATACGGGGATTATGGAAGCTCATTCTTTGGGAGAAGAAGAGCCTGCATTTCCTCCACATGCTCAGTCTCTAGTTTTACATGAAGAGATTGGTTTTCCCACCTATTTAGGAAATATGGGTACTACCAAAACCTTCAACCAAGTATCGAAATTGTGTAAAACCAAGGTTCATTCCAGGATCAAGTCAAAGATAGATGAAGTATATGGACCCCAAACATATACCAATTATCAAAAGCCACTGATGAAGTCGAAGATGAAAGATGGTGAGTATATAAATCCTTATAATATTACATTTAGAAAGTTTGCAAATCCTAAGAAGTGTCTGAACCTTGAGGTTCTTAAAAGAACTATCAAACAGGTAACAGCACAGATTTGCAGCAATCTTGAAAATGTTGGTATTAGCGAGATGAGACCGTACAATATTGAAACTGCTTTTAACGGGTCAGCTTTTGATTATTATTGCCGGTCTGTAGATTTATCGAAAAGCGCAGGTTATGGTACTCCTGGAAAGAAACGTAACTATGTTTACGAAGAAGAAGATAGTGTTTATCCTAAAGACCAGATTCTCAAGGAAATTAATGATTTAATAGATGCTTACTCACAAGGCTATATAGTTAAGGTACCCTTCGAGGCTAATCTTAAGGACGAGCCCAGGGCCGCTGAAAAAGTTGCTAAAGGAGCCACGCGAGTATTTTACGCTACACCTTATGCTTTTTATATAGTGACTCGTGCTTTTCTCATGCCACTTACTAATCACATGGCAGCTCATTCTGAATGTTTTTACTCCAGTATAGGAATAGACATGCACACTCAGGCTGGTGATGTTTATAATCGCATCAATGATCATTCACGCAATGTTATTGAGGGAGACTATAGTGGTTATGACACTAGCATGCCAGTCGATATTGGTATGGCTTCAGCAACGATCATAAATGATGTTCTTACTCATTTTGGATATACTGAAGAACAAATGGTAATTGTCCGCGGAATTCTCACTGAGTCAACCTATGTCAGTGTGATTATGAATGGTGATAAGTTCTTTGTTCCAGGATTGCAACCGTCAGGAAAATTGGGCACTGCTGAAGATAACTCTTTACGTGGGCTAGTGATGCTTGTTTATGCTTGGAATATGTCTGAGTATGCTGATTTAGATTTCTTTGATTACGTTGCTGTATGTACTTATGGTGATGATGTCGTTGCATCTGTTTCTGATGAGACAATAAATTTCGACAGTATATACTATGCTAAGTGTTGTTCAGATTATTATGGACTCCGCTTTACTACCGCAAATAAACAAGATGTTGATATTACCTTTATCACCCCAGATGAAATGTCTTTCTTGAAGAGAACTTTTTGTTTCTCGGATGAGTTAGGCAGAGTAATCGCCCCGCTTTCTATGGACTCTATTGCAAGATCATGTAGTTGGTATTTACCTAGCAACAACGTATCTTTATTTACACAGTTAGAAAGCACGGTTATGAGCGCTTTGCGTGAGTTGTTTTTCCACTCCACAGAAGAACAATATAATACAATGAGCTCTTTCCTAAACGAACACTTATTAGATAATGCAGGAGAATTACCCACCTATTATCATATTAAGAATTCGTTAGATCCAACTCAAATGCACATAATGGATGAAAAATGTGCTTCAGACAATAGTTACGGAATCCCAACTAGCGAATGTGGATTCACGGATTGTTCTGTCGACCGATGCTACGTAGGAGAGGGTTTTCGTCGACCGTCTCCATACTACCAATGGCGAGCACAGATATTAATCGAAAAATCCCTAGATGAATTAAAGGAAGTAGAATTTAGTTTATCAACGATGGAAGATCCTTATCCAGGATTTAGTTTACGCGATTTGAAGAAAGTACCTTCAGTTAGAAATAATTTGCAGGCATGGACTCACGCGAAGAACTACCACTACTTGTTGTCCCGTAAGGATAGCCTCATGTCTACCATTTCACGTTTGGACTCAGCTTTAAAGCGAAGACAGACGATATTTTTGGAGGCAGATATGGGCGAAGCTCACGCTGACTTGGAAAATCTCCACGATGTGGCGGGTTTACCCCCCATCGTTGAGGAGGAAGATAAAAGTCAATATTTCGAAACAGGACAACGAAATTATTTGAGTTTGGAGGACTACTTGTCACGTCCGTTAGAAATAGCGACTGCTTCTGTAGCTCCTGGGGATCATTTGACATTCTCAACAGAGATATGGGATGCTTTTCTCGATCAACCATCCGTACGAGCAAAATTGCGAAATTATGCTTATATACGAGGTGATATGAACGTTAGAATCACAATCTCTGGTTCTCCTTTTCATTATGCTAAAGTCCAATTGAGTTA